GAATGTGTACGGCGAAGTGGCACAAACTTCAACCAACTTCACTGTGTCTCGTGTTGGTGTGGGCAAGCAACTTTCTGAAAAGGTGTCTGTTGTTCTAGGTGCTGTGCATTTGCACAGTCAAGATATTCAAAGTACCTCAGGTAGTGTGATGCTTAGAATAGGATTCTAAGCGCCAAACAAAAAGCCCCGCAAGGGGCTTTTTTATGAATTGGTCCCACGGTGCGGAATCGAACCGCATCCTGGGTCTTATCTGGACGAAAGGCTTATAAGGCCTCCTGCTCTCCTTGAGCTACCGTGGGAAGACGTCATCACTGATTGTGATTGTTACGTATTCGTGCAGTAGTGTAGAGCTTGTGCATGCTTTTATTTATCAGTTGGTCCGCCTGCCAGGACTCGAACCTGGAATAGAAGCTTAGAAGGCTACTGTGATATCCCTTTCACCACAGGCAGATTGTTTGGTGCCAGAAACGGGACTCGAACCCGTATGCCCTTGCGAGCGGCAGATTTTAAGTCTGCTGAGTATACCATTCCTCCACTCTGGCAAAACCTGGTGGGCCCCCCGGGACTTGAACCCGGACTCAACGGATTATGAGTCCGCTGCTTTAACCAATTAAGCTAAAGGCCCAAAATCGTATTATAAAATATTTCCTGCTATTTGTCAATCTTCAACATAATGAAAATCTTTGTCTAACCATGCATACAAGATATCTTCTTGCCTAACATATCCGTACTTGTGCAAGCTGTTTTTCATGCTGTCATTTATTAAATTTTTTTCTGCTAGATCATACCAAGAAGTTTGTGCAGGATCCATAGGCGCATGATGACTCTTGTACACTGCCATATGCAGCCAAGGATTTTCTTTACGTTTTAAAAAATATGCATCACAGCAATCAAATCCGTTTACGGCCAACATGTATACCATGCTGAGAAAATTGTGATTATAATAATTAAAACTATTACTACGTAGTACCAAACGGTTGTTTTGATAGGTACTCTGATAAGGGATGCAGATATACAGCATGCCATTTTCATTCATCTGCTCATTCCATAAGCGCAGAGTGGATAAAGGATTGATTGCGTATTGAAAGCTATTATGACACCAGATCATGTCTACTGGTATAGGTAGACTTCTACGTTCAAAGTCAGAGGAAATAACATTAACATTTGAAGGAAGATTTTCTTTATCAATAGCACTGGTATTTTTGTCAACTGCATAACATTTGTAATTTCTTTTACGCACAGTTTCGTAAACATTGCCATTTGTATCTTCAGTGATTTCAATGTATTCAGCTGTGGCCCACCATGTGATATCAGCACCTACACCGCAGCCCATGTCTGCCACACTTGAAATACTGTCCATAAAATCTTCATAACGATTTATAAGATGCAATGTCTCAAGACTGTGTTCATGACTTTGATGTTCGTTGTTAAACAGATCCATTGGTTAATATTTCAATGATAAGTTTTTCTTGTAGATTCTTTAATCTTGACTCTAATTGATTGCAGGCTTCTGCTATTTCAATATCAGATCCCCAGGCCAACTGTCTATTTAGATACACAGCCCAATGTGATACAGTATCCTTTTCCAACTGCACCGCTGCTGCATTACCGCGGGGTCTAGCTCGCATGCTCAAGTTATATGATTCTATCAGTGCTTCGGCGCGAGCACGTACTGTCATACTGCCACATCCTCCATGCCGGCAGTGCGCAAGCGAGTGATATGTCCCAGCATGAAATTCTTGCTTTCAAGACCTTTCATGATGCCTAACCAACGATTGCGCAGCAATGCCACTTCATTGATAATGGTTTCAAAATCTACCACTTCATCTTCGCCATCCACGTATTTTTCTGCATCTCTACTGGTTAGTGCCCGGGCATAGGCTTCTAAATACTTTTGAAAATGTTTACGTCGTATTTTGCGTAACTGAATATTAAGATATTCTAGTATGGCTTCAATCTCTTGCAGTTGGTTAAAACGATGTTCTGTCACGCCCGGCAGGCCTGATAGATTGCGTTCTATCAAACCCGCCACACGCACATCCTGCTTGGCTTCTTGTAACTGTGCTTCATAATAGGATATAAAATCTGGTAAGTTACCAAGATCTTGCACTATCCGATTGTACCACATCAGTCATCACCGTAGTCGTAGTCCATGTCTTCATCATCTTGTTCCTCTTCAGGATCAAGATACTCTGATGATGCTCGCTTCATGTATGAGTCTACACCAGCAAGTATCTTTAGATCCTGTTCGCCCACACCACTGTCGTTTAAAATACTAAACACATGATCAGCTGCGGCTTGACGATCCTTGCTGGAAATATACTCCTTCATCACTGTGTACGTGTCCACCAGTGCGTCTATATCAATGCTCATTCTGCCATTTCCTCTTCAGGTAATTGAGCTGATACCACGTGATGTGGATTTTTTACAAAATCCTCCATAACCAGGTCAAGTGTACCATCATCATTGCGTTCCCAGGCCTTGCGGAACTGTTTGATAACTGTACCATCAGCTAGGGTGTATTTAAGACTGTTGCCTTCTTTCTGCAATAAACCTTTGTTTTCCAGTAGATCAGTTAGACCTGAGTATGGACTCATACCTGTTTCGTAGGGAATTTTAACCTGTACACTTTCAAACGGCTTGGCATAGCGTGTTTTCATTACCTTGCAAGCTGCACGAATACCCTTTACTTCTGAAATCTTGTTGCCTTCTTCATCTTCTTTGAGTTTTAGTTTCCTCATCGCAACAACGATTGAGCTTGCGTAGATAAATCCTTGTCCACCAGATATCTTGTCATCTGGGTCAAACATGTCCTGGCTGGCGTATGTATGGTTGGTTGCAACCAGGCCAATGTTCAAGCTGCCAAACATGTTAACACAGTTTCTTACCAGCGCAGTAAGTGCTTTGGGTTTACGACCAAGATCGCCTTTCATCTCGCCTGCTTCAAACTGATTCACATCAGTAGGGGTAAGCAACATACCCAGACTGTCAATCACAAACAGTACCTTAGGACGTTGGTCTTCTGGCAGTGTTTTGTATTCTTTAACAAAGTCTGAAATAACCTTGGCCACGTCATCAATCATGGCCATGTTCAGCTTGAGCAGTTTGTCTTCTGTGGTTTCCACTCCTAGTGCATGTAGCCAGGCTTCATCCAGTGCGTTCTCTGTATCAATAAGAATAGGATAGATGCCCTGTTGCTGTGCATGACGGATCAGGTTGCCTGAACAGATAAAACTTTTGCCTGCACCTGATTCACCTGCAAACACAGTTACCTTGCCCATGGGAATACCTTTGTTAAAGTCTCCTGAGATAAGATAGTTTAGTGTGTAATTGCCAGTGCTGATCCAGGTGTCTGGATCATTGAAGCCAACGGAAATACCGTCAATGCTTTTGGTAATGCTTTTTCTAAATTTGCTTAGATCAAATGGTTTTGCCATAATAGATTCCTCTCGTCATTAGTATAGTTGAAAAAACCTGGGCATTGCAACCACCAGAGACCGGTTAATGGTTGCAATCCCAGGCCGTGTTTTTACTGCTTCTGACGATTGCGAATCATGGCCAAGATATCCTCGGCACGTTGATTGCTGGGTTTGGCCTCTTGCACTGGTGCTGTTGCAGCAGGTGCATCCTCTGTGTCAAATGGAGGATCATCATGTGTGACAGCAGGAGCAGGTGCTGCCTTTGCAGCAGGTGCTGGTGCTGCTTTCGCACTCACTGTGTCATCGCTACCGCCACCACCACCAAAACCACTGGGCTTGTAGTATGAACCCCAACGCTCAGGATCATATGCTTGACCGTCCACGCTGGCTTCAAACATTTCCTTGATTACCTTGAGCTCAACATCAGTTGGCTGTTTGGGCAAGAAGTCTGTGAGATTGAACAGTCCAAAACTGTCAACTGCTGCACGTTCGTCCGCTGTGAGCGCACTTTCTTTACGTGCCCAAGTGGAGGTGCTGTAGTCAGCATAACCACCTTTTGAAGTTTTCTTGATAGTGAAATCAAGTCCTGCTTCATAGTCTGTGGGCATGGATTCCATGTCTGGATCCATGAGTGCGTTCTTGATCAGGTTAAAAATCTGTGGACTGATCACAAAACGACGAATTGGATTTTCTGGAGTCTTGTCATCGCCCAGTGGGTTCTCCCGCACAAAGCCTTGGAACAAGTAGGATTTTTTCTTCCAGTACTTACGACCCATTTCTTCCAGGCTGGAGTCCTTGAACCAGGTACGTACCTCTGCAAGAATAGGACATGCCTCGCCATACATCTCAACGCAAGGAACTTGTACTACCACTGGTTTTGAATCTGCTTGACCCTTGATGCCTGCGAAAGGCAAACGAATCATGAGCCGTTCTACCCAGAAAAAACTGTTCTTGGAATTGCCGTCTGGTAAGAAACGAACTTTTGCTGTGGAACCTTCTGCGATGTTCCAGTGTGGATAGATAGCGTTGTCGCCACCTGTTTGACTACCGCCTGTGCGGTTTTCTTGTGCTTGTAGTTTTGCACGAATTTCTGCCAATGAAGTTGCCATAATGTTTTCTCCTTAATAAATGTGCCATAATGGTTGTCAATGCACATACATAGTATATGCAAATGTATTTATGATTGCAATAGAATTGCCAGATTATTTCACCATAAACGACTGTAATCCAGCCAAACGAGCAATTGCTCGTAGTTCTTCACTAACCACTCCGCCTGATGCTTGCCCAGGCGGTTGATTTGCTGCTGTGGGCTGTGCAGGTGTGGCTGGTTGTGTAGGGGGCGTCATGTTTGTGGCTTGATCCATTTCTGCATCACCAAAGTTCAATTTGGCTGCCAACCCTGGCATTTCCTGCTGTAAGAAATATTTAATTGTGTCGCGAGCATCAGCACGTGGTCCTTCTGCATCAGCAAGGTCATGTAGTCTGTCAAACAGTTCATCATCACCAATCAGTTCATAGAGTGCGCTGGTAGCATTCTCTGCGTCTACTCCCACTTCCAATGGTTCGGCCATGAGTGTTTGCAGCTCTTGAATTTCCTCTGGTGAGTCTGGTAGTGCCCAAGTACCTTCTTCAAGTATTTCACCTGAATCAAAGTCTACTAGGTTGTAGTCTGCATGAGACACACGCAACCCTTCATGAAGGTTGCGTAGATCTCTTACATAGTGTGTTGCCAGTTTAACTGCCAATGCTTGATTTTCTTTTAGTTCTTGGTCGCTGTCTTCGTTTACCATGTTAAAGTTTGCTGCCCAGTGTTTGGCAAATTCAGCCACCTCAGGAATCGCTGCACCACGCTTGGCAATGTCCTCAAGAATACGTACCACTAGATCTGCAGGGCGAGCGAAACTCAGAGCCTTGAAATATTCGTCCATGCCTTCGTTCTCAATCAACTGCAAGTCAGCACGGTGTTCGATGATGTCTTTTACACTTTCTAATTGCTTGTGTTTGGCTTGTTCTTGTAACTGATATGCCTTGTTTACCAATGGCAATGCTGCCATCATGCGGTCATCAAATACCTTTTTTACAAAACGTTCTTTTAATTCGTTAACATCCACTTCATCCAATTGTTGTTTTGCAGGTTCAAATGATTCTAAAAAATTTCTATATGCTCTTGATCCTTTGAGGTAGTTCAACTGTCTATTCATGCCCTGATAGTAATTGGCCGCTGCTTCAACCATTTTGGCTGCTGTGTTGTCTTCAAAGGTACGATGCTTCATCACACGCACGAATCTTCCTAGATCTGACATCTCCTGAATCATGCTGTTTATATGCTGTCCAACTTCATCGTAAGGAATGCCGCCTTCGGCTACATGTCGTGCCATGGCTCGTGCACCACTTAACTTGTTGTGTTGCATTTTGAAACGTTCGCCTTGTGCATTCTCAACATAGATACTGTTTATATGTCTGGCTCTGCTACCACGCTGCTCTGGATTCACACTTTCTGTGTGCTTGATCATGATTCTAGCAGGTCCAACATTTTCGTAGCTGATCATGTGTGTGCCATAAAGTCTGCTTTCTGATATTGCCACATCTTGAGTGGTCAAGGTGCTGTCTGCTTTACTCACTTGTTTTAGATCCTTTATGTTTAGATTGCTACGACTGATGTCTCTAGTATCAAAAGTCAATAGATTGCGTTTGGCAAAATACCGTAGCTCTTTCAAGAACATGTACCAATTGTCTAGTTCTTGCTCATCTAGGTTGTCGCTGATGTTTTTACTGAAATAAATTTTAAGGTTATTTTCATCAATGATGCTAATGGTCACATTGCCATGATTTTCGTCATTCACCACATAGTCAAAATTGAAAAATCTTGCTTTTTCTGGGTCATTGGTAGCCTTGGCCGCTTCATCACCTAGATTGATATTCTCAAATCTGGAACGTACTTTTTCAAATAAATCTTCAGCAATTTTTTCAATTTCGCGTGACATAGTGATTCCGTTTTAATAGCGTATTTAGCCCTAAATCATTATAAAGGGCATGGGCGCAATAAAGTCTTCCAGCGTGTCTCTAACTTCATTGTCTAATCGTTGATCAAACTCTTTGAGTACCTGAATCATGCGCACCACAAGCAGCGTGGATAGCACAAGATCATCAGTTTCTCCTATTTTGGCTTTGAAAGATGTGCCCACTGCAACAAAGTTCTTGAGCTCGCTGATTAAATTTTTACTTGCAATGGTCATGCGCTTGGTTTCAACTAAACTTTTGAATTTGCTACACACAGACAGCTTGCTTTTGTTTGTGGTAGTAAAACCTTTGCGATAACTGCGTGAGTGTCCTGCACGATGTGGCTCACTTAAAAATATACCAGGAATGTTTTCTTCACCTATTTCTGCAATGGCTACCAGTGCTGCTTCTCCTAGTGTGTTGTTTTCCACACTATAATATACATCTGTGCTTGAGCCTATGCTGTCAACTATGTAACTGGTTATTTCTTTTATGATAGCCACTTGTCTTTGCACTGGAGTTTTGTTATTTTGCCATTCAGCTACCTGTCTAAGAGTGGGCAGTTCAAACACTTGAATAGCAGCAGGATCTCCGCCTGTGCCCAGACTAGGATCCAGTCCAACCACGTAGGTGTAACCTTTTTCTGGCTTTTTATACCAGCGCACCTGGCCCTGTTTTTCCATTGGATCAATGCCTCCCATTTCAAACAAGGTCACAGCATTGATTAGAGTTTCATCAAATATCAAGAATTCACATTCCATTTCGCGACGGAATCTTTCTTCGCCTAACTGTTGTCGTTGTTGATCCGCCCAGGCATCATCGCGCTCTGGATGTTCTCTCCAATTGCTTCTGAATGCTTTGAAGCCGTTTATTCCTAAAATAGTTTCATTGCCAAAATCATCAATGGTTCGGTTGGCACCTTTCCATAACAAAGCAAACTGATCTTCATCGCTGTTTGGTGTGCTGGTAATAATACACTTACCACCTGTGGCCAAGGTAGGCGATATGGATGTCCAAAATTCTTTGGCAATAGTAGGACGTACAAATGCAAACTCATCGCAATAGAGTAAAGAAATACTCATACCACGACCTGTGTTTTCTGTTGTGGTTTGTGCAACTATACGTGAACCATTATCAAAATCAATTGATCCTTTGTTATAACTTACCACACCTGCACGTATGTGATCTGGCACATGCTCATAGGCAAATCTCACTCGCTGCATGATTTCTTGTGCGCCCAAATATTTGTGTGCTGCAACCAATATGGTGCTGTCTGGTACAAACATAGCATACCAAAGCAAGTAGCCTGCTGCACTGGTGCTTTTACCAGTTTGTCGCGGCATCAAACTTATGGAGAATCTATAATTATGATAGGTGTCAATCAATCTTGACTGATATTCAAATGCATGGTATAATATCTTACCCTTGGTTGGGTGTTGAATGTAGAAGTAATTGTTCATGAAATATTCTGGTCCAGTGATTGGATTAGCACATTTGGCTATTTCACGAATATACTGCTCTGTGTAGCTCTCTACTTGGTGAGCTTTTTTTACAATTACGCCTTCTAAACTTTTTGCCATAGTAAATATATTTAACATGAACTGCTTGTTACTCAACTCAAATTACGAGCCCATCAGTGTATTGCCTTTGAGCATCATAAACTGGCAACATGCTATTAAGCTGATGTTTTTGGACCGCATTACCATACTTGAAGAATATGATAATCTGGTGGCCCGAAGTGCTCATCTAACCATACACTATCCTGCTGTGGCGGTGACCAAGAGCTATTTTAGCAAGAAACGCAACATACGCTTTAGTCGCAGCAACCTCTATTTACGAGACTTGTATCAGTGTCAATACTGCGGAGATACTTTTGCCCGCGACATGCTCACACTGGATCATGTGATTCCTCGTAGTACTGGTGGTAAAACTAACTGGGAAAACAGTGTTACTGCTTGTAAAACCTGTAACCACAAAAAAGGTGATAAATTGTGGAAGCCCATGCGTATGCCTTACAAACCAGATTACTATCAATTGGTAAACAAATGGCGCAGTCGTCCTGTGCATATTGAACACCCTAGTTGGTATCAGTATCTTGGACTAGAAGAACAACGAGCCACAGCATAAATACGCACATGCGTGTTAAAGAAATAGCAATCACTGAAGCTCCGTTAGGCCCCGACTTGTTCAAGTACGAAGGCACTCCTAAGGCGCGAGTGCCTATTGTGCTGCAAAAAATACAGTCAGGCAGTCCTTTTAAAGTAAAAACCACCAAAGGTATTGAAGACGTGGTGATTGATCCAGCTGAGGCTCCAAAATTTGATGCTTGGACCAAACAAACGCCTAGACCCAATCTGCGTCTGCGCACGGCTGAAGAGCCACCTAGAGAAATACCATTTGGTGCTATTATCAAAACTTCAGAGTTTGGCGGCGAAGAATCAGGCAAACGTGTGGCAATAGAACAATTGCAAATTGACGGCTTGTCTGGAGAACTGGAAGCTATCAAACAAAAGACCGGCAAAGCCAGTATTCCTCTCAAGGTTGGTAAACGCATGGTACAAGCAGCCACCTTTGGGAAGACCACAGAATTGATCAATGGTCGTGCTCCAAAAAGTGACATGACCATCTATGACGAATCAGGGCATGCTGTGGCATGGGTAAGTTTAAAAGCTGATAACTTTGCCAAATATGGCGGCTGGAATCATCTTATAAACCTGCCTGAGATTCAACAATGGCTTACAAAAATCAAAGCCGAAACCAACGGTGTGTTTCAAAGTGGTCAAGCGTTTGGACTGCATCCAAGCAATGATATAAAAAATCTTATTGTGTTTGGAAAAAACTTTTTCTCAGGACAATCAGGAATCAGCAATGTTGATGTGGTGCTTGCGGGTTATCCAAAAATTACCAAATCCGGACGTAGCTATCAACTTTCAGCACAACAAGTGTTTGCTAACGGAGATACTCCAACCGGCGACTACGAGCCCTATCTAGTTTTAAGATACATGCTGGATCGCCCAGATCTAGGATTTAAAAATGCTCGTGCTGAAACCAATACCAAGTTTGAAAAACGTAAAGTAAAATTTTTAGATTAAACAGGCTTCTCGCCTGTGAGATATGGCAGGCTAAACCATAATCGGAACCACTCTTCAGTGCCTGGCTTTATATCGTGTTTTTTCATAAGCTGACCTTTTTCATTGCCAGTCACAGAAATATTGCTGCCAGGATAACCTTTATACTCTGTGAACATGGGCCGGTTGGTTACACCGGCCAAGATCTTCAATTCTTCAATGCTGTCCATAGGGTATCACCGGGCGATCGTCGTCGGGGTTATTCCCCGGTTCCTTTGCATTTGGCTCGTTTTGCATTTGTTAGTGCTCCGTAGTCCACAGGCCAGATCTGATTCAATGGCACTTCTTTGGCAGTAGCAGGAAAGCTAAATGCCACACCGCTGAGTTTTTCAACAGTTTCTAGGCTAGCACGTACCTTGGTCAAGTCATTGCCCTGTCCGCCCTCGTGCTTGAACAAAAACGCCATGACTTCGCCTGTGGTGGTGTCTGTTACAATCTTGTAGAACGCACGTGGCACAACCACTTGATTTGCACCAATGGTTTTGTCACCAGTGCCATATATAGCCCCAGCGTATACTACCAGTGCATGCCCTCTTTGCACGGCCCAGCCGCGTGTGGCAGTCTCCAGCAATTTCCAGATACCACGGTTCAGTCCAGGTAGTTGTGGATACATATTGGTCAACAAAAAACTTTCCAACTCTGCTTGATTGTCAAAGCTCATGTCACCGTTGGGTGCCACATGTCCAATGTCATAACCGCTTTTGGCATAGTCACTGAGTTCTGCACGTTTGCCTTTGGGCAAGCTGTTGTCTGGCATGAATCCGTTACTGCGTGGAACACAGCCTAGTGCATTTTTTGGTTGTAGTGTGTAGCTGACCCATACAGGAATCTTGGCCACATTGTCATGCAGAGTAACATAGGCATGACGGCAGATGGCTTGACTGTTGCCCATAAGATCGCCTCTTGATGCTTTAGGAAATCCATAAGGTGCTTGTACATTACAGGCATTGATAGGCAGTGGAGCCCATTGCTCCCAGGCTGCGGCTGTGTTGGCTACAAGAGATAGTAGCAAAATTGAAAACCATTTTTTCATAATTGACCTTTGTGGTATTACCAAGCTCTACAACTCCAATACCGCGCTTTCCAACGTGGACCCGGATTGTCGCAATTGTGTCTAGCTCTAAAACTCTTACGACGCTTGGGATTTGATTTTTTTATGCGCATGGTTTTTTGCCCGGCCTTTTTAGCACTAGTTCCACCATGTCCAAAATTAACTTTTACAATACTGCCATTTGGTTTACGCACATATACTTTTTTCTTTTTGACATCGCCTGCCATAGGCTTGCCTAATGGTACCTTACGGCCTCTATACTCGGCTTCGGTAACAGCGTCTTCTTGCTCGTCGTCTTCTTCGTGAACATCTTTACGAAACCATTCACGAGGATCATGCTCGCGATTATAAGGTGCGAATGCATTGCCATGAATAGGGCTTATACTATCAGTACTTGCAGGAGCAATATCCTCAAATGTCCAGCCTAGACTTTCCATGATTTCAATCGCGCGGTTGTCTAGCTCAATCACAGGAGAACCATCCTCTAATAGTTCTCCTACAACACTTTCAATCAACACATCAGTGCTGAGTTCTAGATCAAAAGCATCTCCAGGTACTGGATTTTCTAAAATAAATTCGCTTTCAGCAATGTATTCGCGCAGACTTTTCATCATGCTTTTACCTTTATACTGTCATATAGTGCAGCTAGTCTATCCTCTAGTTGAACGTTTTCTGTTGCCATTGGATTGTCACCTGCCTTGGGTTTGTCAGCATATTGTTTTTTCTTGCGATTTAGATCTTGCCCAGCATCACCAATCGCAGTTGAATCTGCATACTGTTCATTTGGTTCATTGGCAAATTCTTCAGTGACTTCTTCTTCTGGTACCATAACAATTTTACGCTCAGGTCCGTGATCGTGTGAATGATCATGTTGATGTCCTAGTCCTGCCATTTTTAGCATTTTTGCCAACTGCTCAGCTGCTTCGCCGTCTGCTGTGACACTCATGGTCTTACGACCTGTTTTGGTATCAAAACTGGTATTCACGCTCATTCCGCTTTCAGATTGTGACATACCTCCCATTGGGCTCATGTCTCCACATTCATCTAGGGGTTGCATGCTTTCTGACATCATGCTCGCACATTCTGCGAATCCATGCTCTGGACACATTTGTCCCTCTGCTGTCATGTTACAGGTAGCTTCATGCACTTGATCAGTATCAAAGGTTTGACCAAAGGCCTTGAACTTGTCTTTACCAGTACGTTCTGCCTCAGCATCCTGCTGACTGATATAATCACCGCGACTCATTTCTCCTAGCCCAGCCAAACGTGCTAGTTCATCTAGCTCTCCATCAACTTTTACTTCGTCTGGTAGAGCAGGCAACTGTTCGTCGTCTGGTACGTTAGGATTGTAGAAAAAGTCAGTTCTTTGATTTTCTTTTTCTTTCGTTTCGCCCATGAGCTTGTTTTTGCTGTGGCGATGCAGTTCTAGGGCATCACGCAATTTGTCGCCCATTTGTCCACTACGCTTGTATTCATCAAGTTCAGCATGCAGTTCGTACAACATTTCTTCAACTGTTTGATCTGTTTCACGCATCATTTCAACAAAGTTAATACCTTCAGTAACTTTAGCAGGCAATCCTTTGTGCTTGGTCTTGGCAAAGTCCTTGGCATCTTGTTTGCTCATGCCCTTGGCTGCTTTGGCCACTTCCTTGCTGGCAGGCTTGTCGCCTTTCTTGGCAGCGTATACCATGCCCATGAACTTTTGTTGAGCCTTGCTCACTGCTTTTTCACTTAATAATAGTGAATCTAATTCGCTGATAGTGTCTTCTACAAATGTGTCTAGTCTAATAGACTCATTGGTTTTGCGACCACCTTTGTGTTTCCATGCTTTGGATGTCACACGCTCTGGCCCTGTGTGCTTCTTAGGACGACCGCGCTTTTTAGGTGCATCGCTGGCGCCTGTTTCTTCGCCATCGTCACTATAGGTTTCAGGCTTACGAGTGTAACGTGTACCAGTGCTGGTTGTTTGTTTGTCAAACTTGCCTGTGCCTTTTTCTTTTTCAGCACGTTTACGTGCGTCGTCCACTGTTGGGAAGCCTTCCATTACACCATCATCGCGCATGCGCTGCTTTAACTTCTCTAATCCTGCACGACCAGTAGGGCTCTTACTTGCCTCATCATCTAAATCTTTTGTGCTCACTTTCCAATCTCCACCCTTGGCCTTGCGCTGATACGCAGGCACCTTACTCTTATTAACTTCGTCTTTGTATTCGCCTTCTTTGATTTCAGGATTATCGTCGTCTGTGTTGGCTTTCATGTAATCTCTTGCGGTGTCAAGGTAATCCATGGCCTTGTTGATCTTGCTTTGCACCCACTCAGGTAAATTGTCGTCTGCGCTAAGAATGCTATCTAATTCACGAGCAGCATCTTCAATGGTGCTGAGATCATCCTTGGCCATGTCGCCTTCTTGATCGTATTCACCTTTGTTGGTAACATCGTGTTGATCTTCAAAGTTTTCTTTAACAGGATAATCTTTACCATCAACGCTAAAGCTGTCTTTACCTTGAGCACGAGCTTTTACTAATTCGCCACTAAATTCATTACCTTCTTCTTTTTTCTTCGCACCTGCAATCTTGTCTGCGTAGGTAATTTTATCTTTTGGTTCAGCTAGTGCTGCAAACTTTTTCTGCTTGGGAGAGAGCATGTCTTCGTTGGGCTGCTCATCTAGCTTGTCATGCTTGGCACGAAGCAGTGCCATCTTCTCTTTGCTGGCGCCATCACGGCCTGCTTGCTGCAATGCTTTCATGCCAGTCTCGCCATATTTCTTTTTACCTAGGTATGCTTGCAAACCGCTCTCGTCTATTGGACCTTGAACCACTTTATCCAACATAGCAGCAGCATGTTGTAGGTAATCAGTAAGGTCATATTGTTGTATATGACGAGCAATATTGCCGCTGCCCATTGGAGCAATACCATCTTGTTCACTACCCATTGCAGCGTTGTCTACCAGGTCAAGATACTTGCCAATTACAGCACGAGCCTT